GTTGAGGAGCTTTTGGGCTGCGAGTTCTCAATGACCTGTCAGAACGAAAAGGAAACTTTCAAGGATATTCTCACAAGTGTTGTGGGTGATGAGCTTGACTATGACCTTATCACTACTGTGAATGACAAGATTTCCACATTTGTTGACCAAAATGCTCATGAAACTGAGATACCGACAATTGACGAACATAAACTTTCGTCCATTCTGTGGGAAGCTGGAGTTAGTCAGGATAAGCTGGAAAAGTTGCATGGTGTGTATGAAAATGCTATGCACGGCAAGGTTTTCAGGGCTGTCAATCTGGTGGAGGATAAGGTAACGATATCAGGAATGGGATTCAAGATGACCGTAGACAATTATCACAAGGGTGACGTATCTACAGCAATAGGCAAGGTTATTTTCGGTGTTGCTGATACGGCTGTTGACGTGAATGGTATCGGTATTAAAATGGACGGTGTTGCTAATGGCTGACCCAATGACCATGTCACGCCTGAAAGCCTACCGCAGGAATGCCTCAGCCATTGAGGACATCAAGGCAGAGCTTTCAGGCAAGTACGTTGCCGACAGTATCAGCGTATGCACTCCGCCGTCCTACACACCACACAGCACACGCATAGACGGCTTTCTGCCAAGTGGCGATACACTTTCACTGCTGTGCGAACAGGCACGACTTGAAGCCGAGCAGAGGGCTATTGAGGAGTTTATCAAGGGGATAGAGGACTATCAGACAAGGCGAATGTTCGTGCTGAAATTCATCAAAGGAAAGACGTACTTGCAGATAGCAATGCAGGTAAGCGGTGGGAGAATGTCGGAGAGCGGAGTGCGAATGAAAATCCAAAGATATTTGCAAGAAAAGTGAAAGTTGTGCGGTTTGTGCGTTTTACCTATGTTATAATTTAAACTGAGGAAAGTGTAGATGTACCTCAGACTTGTACTTTCATTGAAGTCACCTCCAATTTTCTAAGCCCCGTAAGGGGCTTATGCAGAACGTGAGTGCATGAGCTTGCGGTCTGCGCCATGCGGTCAGTTGGTTTTCCGACAAAGCCAACAACATAATGTTTGAACCGCCGCCAAGCTTTCGGGCTTCGGGCGGTGTATGCAGGTCGAGAGCGTGCCAGCTTAACATCTGCTCCACCATTTACAAAACTCCTTATAATATATTTGTGAGAGGCACTCCTATGGGGTGTCTTTTGCGTTGAGAAGGTGACCTTATGCCAATACCAAGACCAGACCGAAGCGGTTCACACCAACAGCAGTTTCGTATCAACAAGAAGAAGATATACGCTACCCAAACAGTCTGCGGTATCTGCGGAAAGCCTGTTGATTTTTCCTTGAAATATCCTCACCCACTGTCAGCTTGCATTGATCATATCATACCTATCGCAAAAGGCGGTCACCCCTCAGCCCTTGAAAACCTCCAGCTTGCTCATTGGTGTTGCAATCGTCAGAAATCTGATAAATTGGTAGAAAAACAGGTGTTTGACCAAAAGGTAGAAGCCGTATCCAACCGTGTTTTACCGCAAACTTTTGATTGGAAGTCGATTTAAACACGAATTTCCACGAAATTTTCAATTTTTTTGAGCATATGGGGGCATACCACCCCCTTTGAGGGTACTTTTCACGTTCACGCCTTCATTGTGTAAATATCTCGCAGAATTTTAAACAGGAGCAATAATATGACAAACGAAATATACGGAATTGACTATCTGCGACGCAGACTTGCCGATAAACAAACACGAGTGCTATTGAGATATAAGTACTACGAAATGAAAAATAACGCACAGGACTTTTCGAGCCTTGCTCCCGAAAAATTCAAGGGGCTAAAGGAAACAGTCGGTTGGTGTGCGAAAGCAGTCGATAGCCTTGCTGACCGCTTGCAGTTCGATGAATTTCAAAATGATGAATTTGATCTGAGCGAAATATTCTTGTCAAACAATCAGGATATACTCATTGACTCTGCGGTGCTTTCGGCTCTTATCTCAGCGTGTTCTTTCGTCTATATCCGAGAAGATAACGGCTATCCTCGCCTGCAGGTCATTGACGGCTCAAATGCCACCGGCATCATTGACCCTGTGACAAATCTGCTTACCGAGGGCTATGCAGTGCTTGAGCGTGACAGCATGGGTGTTGTAAAGACAGAGGCTTATTTCATGGCAGGCATGACGGAAATATACTCCCATGGCGTGCTTGTTCAGCGTATACCAAACGCTGCACCATATGCACTGCTCGTGCCGATAATATATCGTCCTGACGCAAAGCGTCCGTTCGGTCACAGCCGTATTTCAAGAGCCTGCATAGCCTATACGCAGACAGCTCTCAGAACTATAAAACGCTCTGAGGTGTCGGCTGAATTTTACAGCTTTCCTCAAAAATATGTGCTTGGATTATCTGAGGACGCAGAGTTCAATAACCGCCTTGCTACGATATCCTCTTTTCTGAACTTCACGAAAGACGGCGACGGTGATCACCCCATTGTAGGACAGTTTCAACAGCAATCAATGACGCCATATACTGAACAGCTGAGAACACTTGCAAGCCTGTTCGCAGGAGAAACAGGACTGACCCTTGATGACTTGGGCTTTGCCACCGAAAACCCCTCCAGCGCAGAGGCTATCAAGGCAGGTCATGAAAACCTACGATTAACGGCACGCAAGGCACAGAGGACGTTCGGAACAGGTCTGCTCAATGTGGGCTATCTTGCCGTTTGTATCCGTGACAGATACGCATATCAAAGAGATGCGTTCAGAGATACAAAGGTCGCATGGTTGCCTATCTTCGAGCCTGACGCTGCGGCACTCTCGGGTGTGGGCGACGCTATCTTGAAGATAAATCAGGCTGTTCCTGACTACTTAGGTGCAAGAAACATAAAGGCTCTCACAGGTATGGAGAGTGACGGCAAATGAGCGCACTTTCAAACAAAATAAAAAGCGACCTTGTCAAGCTTTCAAAAAGCGACAAACATTTGCAGAGCATTATAAAAAGGCTTGAAAGCGGTAACGCAAACCTCGCTGATGTTGATGACTTTGCACAGGCAACAGGAACCGTGCTGAAAAAAGTCTTTGAGAAAAGCATAACCGAAAGCCCAAAGGCTTTTACAGATGAACAGCTTATTGCTGAGATGCTCGGTGATATATTCGGTGATAATTACGAGCTTATAAACTCTGTGGCTGAAAATATCCAAAAGCAGCTTGATAAGGCGGCAGGCATAGGCATAAAGCCGCAAAGAGCAGATTTTCCCTCTGAGAGGATAGAAAATCTTGCAAAAGTGACGGCTCAAAAGGACCTTACCGACAAGACGTCGCTCAGCGAGTTCACTGCGTCAGTTGAGAACATAAACGGCTCAATTTTCACCGATTATGTCAAAACAAATGCTGACTTTCGCAGTAAGGCAGGACTTAAAGTCTACGTTATCCGTTCAGACCACAGCAAGTGCTGTGCATGGTGTTCAAAGCTTGCAGGAAAGTACGTTTATCCCGATGTTCCCAAGGACGTGTGGCGACGGCATAAGCGCTGCACCTGTGAGATAACCTACGTCAATGAAAAGGCAGGCACATATGACCAAATAAGCTATTCAGACGTTCAAAACGGCAAAGAGATCGAAACACGCAAGCAGGTCACAAGGCTCACACCTGAGCAGGCGAGAGCTAAGGAAAAAGAAGTGCTGAAAAGGCTTGACAAACGGGGTGGAAGTGGTATAATGAAGGAAAATAGCAGTATGGCTAAATTCATTCCTGCTGATACCATTGAAAATGCCAAGGAATATACACTAAAATTTGCCGACAAAGTTAACGTGAAAAATGTCAAAAATCTCAATTCACTTAATACGGTGAATGAAACATTAACTGACTTAACTGCAAAATACCCCGTTGATAAGTTACAAGATATAAATTGTTCGTCAACACTAAAAAAAGCAAACGCTCAAGCAAATGGTGGAGGCTTGGATATAAGCACTAAATATCTTAACGAACCACCAGCAATGGTTACCGATTGGAAAACAAGGAATGAGCAATTTGCCAAGCTTATTCCTGAATATCAAGCAGCAATAAGCAGTGGCAAATATAGTGCTGCACAGGTAAGAGAATTAAAGAGAAAACTTGCTCAAATGGAAGAAGGCATGAAATATACTCGATGGAGTATGTCAAGCACATTCAGTGGCACAAATGCGGTAAAAGCAACAGTAGCACATGAATATGGGCACATTATTGCAGATCAATATTTCGGACAAATAAACAGAGGTCTGTATTGTAAAAATTATGGTGATCCAAGAAGTGTGAAAATAAAAAGCATGGTTGATGATGCTTTTCGCAAGGCAAAGCAGACAGGCGATATTTATAACATTTCGCAGTATGCAAGCACGAACAGTCACGAGTTTTTCGCAGAATGTTTTTGTGCGCATTACCACGGAGAAGAATTTCCTGATTATATTGAGCAAATGTTAAAGGAGGCATTGACATAATGAAACAATGTAAAAATTGCATTTTTTATGATGCTGAAATGGAAGCACTTCGTCAAAGTGGTGATGATGTGATAATAGTCGGACACGAAAATGACGAAGAAAAAAATTATTGCTCTGCATATATGGAAGGCATACCGTTAGAAATAGCCAAAGATAGGTGTACTTGCGAATTAAAAATTTCTAAAGAAGATTTTAAAAACAATAATGCTTGACCGCTCCGCTACGGCGAGGCGGTATTTTTATACCCAAAATCAGAAAGGACGGATATTATGGCACTTGACCGGGATACAATATGGCAGCTGCGGAGAGCTAAGAGTGATATTGAGAACATCAGAGCTGAAATTCAGAAGATAAAGGATAATGCTGATTATGTTGCGGCACTGATACGCTGTGAAAGGTCATTGAGTATAGTTTTATCCAATGCTGAAAAGGTCAAATCGATAAAGTAAATATCAAACTAAGCACCTTAACGGGTGCTTTTTTTAGTGCCTAAAAGGAGGTAATCCACTATTGAGAATAAGAGAGTCGGCAGGCAGACCCCCACCACAGCACTTGTCCTGCCTTATGAGCAGACTAAGGGCAACGAGGCTGTAGAGTTATATAACAGCACAGGCAGAACTGCTCAGGAATGGCAGGAAATACAGCTATATGACATCATGGCGACCAATGACGAGGGATTGTGGACGCATATGAAATACGGCTACAGTGTGCCGAGAAGAAACGGAAAATCCGAAATACTTATAATGCGTGCTCTCTGGGGACTTATCCACGGAGAGCGTGTTCTTTATACGGCACACAGAACGACCACCTCTCACAACGCATGGGAAAAGGTCATTGAACGTCTTGCAAAGGCAGGATATACCGAAAAAGAGGACTTCAAGACCACAAAACAGTTTGGCCTTGAACGTATTGAGTGGCTCAAAGATAATGACGGAGGTCTTATCAACTTCCGTACACGTTCATCAAAAGGGGGACTTGGTGAGGGCTATGACCTGCTCGTTATAGACGAGGCTCAGGAGTACACGGCTGACCAAGAAAGTGCACTGAAATACGTTGTTACCGATTCTGCAAACCCTCAGACACTGATGTGCGGCACTCCTCCCACTGCGGTATCATCTGGAACTGTGTTCTATCAGTACCGCCGTGACACTCTGAGTGGAACTAACGTTGACAGCGGCTGGGCGGAGTGGAGCATACCTGAAACGGCTGATGCACATGACCCTGAACTTTGGTATGAAACAAATCCCTCACTCGGTACGATACTGACCGAGCGTACGATACGCTCAGAGCTTGGCAAAGACCAGACAGACGATAATATCCAGCGTTTAGGACTGTGGTTAAGATATAATCAGAAGTCTGCCATAAGCCGAGAGGAATGGCATAACTATCAGCTCGATACAGCACCAAAGCTTTCGGGCACGCCTGAACTGTTCTTCGGCGTTAAGTATGCAAGATATACGTCAAATGTTTCTCTTGCAGTTGCTGTTAAAGCTTCTGACGGCAAAGTATTCGTTGAAGCTATTGACTGCCGCCCTGTGCGAGAGGGGAACGGCTGGATAATCTCATATCTCAGAAATCCTCACGCAAGGCAAGTGACCATAGACGGTGCAAACGGACAAGCTGTGCTTGAAAGTGATATGAAAGACGCAGGAGTTAAGTGTAAGGCTGTGCTGCCAAAGGTGTCAGAGGTGGTGCAGGCGTCAGCTCAGTTTGAGCAAAGTCTGTTTGCTGATAAGATATGCCACGCAGAACAACCTGCACTTGAGCAGGCTGTTTCAAATTGCGAACACAGAGCCATAGGCTCAGGCGGAGGTTTTGGTTACAGCTCTATTATGGAGGGTGCTGACATTTCGCTGTTAGAGTCGGTGGTGCTTGCACATTGGAGCTGTGCGAACGCTAAAGAAAAGAAAAAGCAAAAGATAAGCTACTGATATTTGAAAGGAATGATATTATGGCAGAAGAATTTGAGCCTGTCACGACGCAGGAACAGCTTGACAAGATAGTAAATGCCAAGCTGGAGGAAAACACAAATGCTGTCACAAAGCAGTTTGAGGGATATGTTTCCCCTGCTGATATGGCAGAAAAGGTCAAGGGCTATGAAACCACTATAGCAGACCTTACGGCAAAGGGCAAGGCGGCTGAACAGAGCATTTGTAAGCTGAGAGCCGCACAGGAGTACGGACTTCCTGCGGAGCTTTCTGACAGGCTCAGCGGTGAGGACGAGAAGTCTATAAGAGCCGATGCAGAAAAGATGTCAAAATACTTTAAGACATCACACAATGCCCCTGATTTCAGAGCAGAGGGCGACCCAAGCAAAAACAGTGCGGAAAACGCACTTAGAAAAACACTTGAAAAGCTGAAAGGAGAATAATCATGGCAGAAACAATTAAGAGAGGCACACTTCTTGAGCCTGAAACAGTAACAAGCATTTTTTCAACAGTAAAGGGTCATTCCTCCCTTGCAAAGCTTAGCGGCAGAGATCCTGTATCTTTTAACGGCAACGACTATTTCGTTTTCTCTATGGACGATGAGGCGGACGTTATCGGTGAAAGCGAGGCTAAATCCGCAGGCAGTGCTAAGCTCGGCAAGGTAACAATGCGTCCGCTCAAGATCGAATACGGCGCACGCTTCAGTGACGAGTTCATCTATGGAACAGACGAGAAAAAGCTTGAAGTCATCAAGTCTTTTGCAGAGGGCGCAGCTATCAAATTCGCTCGTGCGATCGACATTCTCGGCTTCCACGGAATAAACCCGAGAAAAAAGACAGTTGTTGCAGCTCTCGGCGATAACTATATCGACAAGGCAGTTGCCGACAACACCGCAAAGGTAGACTTTGACAGCGCAGACCCTGAAAGCAACCTCGAAGATGCAGTTGCTAAGCTTGGCGACTACAACGTTACAGGCTTTGCGTTCTCAAAGGAGTTTGCCTCTTCTCTTGCAAAACTCAAGGTCAACGGCGTAAAGCAGTATCCAGAGTTTGCTCTCGGTGCAAACCCGGGCAGCCTTAACGGCACAGCCTGCGATGTAAATTCCACCGTAAACTTTAATAAGGGTACAGACAGGGCTATCGTAGGCGACTTTGCAAGAGCTTTCAAGTGGGGCTACGCAAAGGAGCTGCCCCTTGAAGTTATCCAGTACGGCGACCCTGATAACTCAGGCAGAGATCTGAAAGGTCACAATGAGGTGTATCTCAGAACAGAGGCTTATATCGGCTTTGCTATCCTTGACCCTAAGGCGTTTGCAGCCGTTCAGGCCGTTCAGGCAACAGAATGAGCAACGTTTATGCCACTATCGACGACATAGCAGTATACGGACGAAAGCTTACATCACAGGAGCAGCAGGCGGCGGATAGTCTTATCGAGACCGCCTGCGCAAAGCTCCGTGTTATAGGCAAGCGTTACGGCGTTGATGTCAATGCCCTTGTGACAAGTGATGAAGACTATGCGTTGACAGTAAAGGCGATAATCTCAAAGGCTGTTGTGAGAAGTCTTGACTGTTCGACTGATAATGCACCACCTGCTGTGCAGGCGTCGCAGGCAGCTATGGGCTATTCGGTGTCAATGACTTATCTCAATTCAGGACAATCTTTATATTTTCTCAAAAACGAATTGAAAGAGCTTGGTATCATTCGTCAGAGGTGGGGAGCTATGGAGGTATATGACTATGAGAACAATGATAAAGGGAATTTCGGTGAAGCTTAAAGTGCAGACGCAGACAGGTGTTGACGGCTTTGACAGACCAACTTATGAGGATAGTTGGGAGCTTGTTGACAACGTTCTTGTGGGCGAGCCGTCATCTGATGATGTTATAAGTGAGCTTAACTTATCGGGTAAGCGCATAGCTTATGTGCTTGCTATACCGAAAGGCGACACTCACACCTGGGAGGACACGGAAGTTGAGTTCTGGGGAATGACGTTCAAAACTGTTGGTATCCCTACGCAGGGCATTGAAGAAAACCTGCCCCTCAGTTGGAACAAGAAAGTCAAGGTGGAGCTGTATGGGTAAGGTGAAGATAGTTCTTGACCGCAAGGCAGTAAGGCAAATGCTGCGTTCAAAAGAGGCTGAGAACATATGCCGTGAGTTTGCCGACAAAGCGGCACAGCGGCTGGGTGACGGCTACGAGGTGTCAACCTACTCAGGCAAAAAGCGTGTGAACGCAAGCATAAAGGCTGTGACCTACAAGGCGAGAAAGGAAACAAAGCAGGACAATGCCATATTAAAGGCGGTGCTGAGAAAATGATAGAAGAAGTTATACTGGGCTATCTGAGCAAGAGTCTTGGCGTTCCTGTGTTTATGGAAGAGCCGTCCTCACCGCCGCAGAAGTATATCATCATCGACAAGCTGGGCTCGTCTGAGAAAAACAGACTATTTTCTGCGACCTTTGCCGTGCAGTCATACGGCGGCAGCCTTTATGATGCAGCAAAGCTCAATCACACCGTCAAGGCAGCTATGCGTGACGCTGTGACCCTCGATGACGTCATATCCTGCAAGCTGAACAGCGACTACAACTACACCGATGAGGAAACAAAGCGATACCGCTATCAAGCAGTATTCGACATACGATATTACGAAAAGGAGAGATAACAATGTCAAACACCAACAATGCAAACAACGTTACCGCAGGCAAGCCCAAGATAGGCGGTGCGGTATATCGTGCTCCTAAAGGCACAACGCTGCCGACAGATGCAACATCGGCTCTTGCAGCGGAGTTCAAGTGCCTTGGCTACTGCTCAGAGGACGGTCTTTCAAACGGCAATGACCGCTCAAACAGCAACGTAGCAGCCTGGGGCGGAGATGTAGTGCTCAATATGACCAACGCAGGCAGCGACACATTCACGCTGACACTCATCGAAACGCTCAACGAGGAAGTGCTCAAAACTGTCTACGGCTCTGATAACGTCACCACCGCTCTTGAGGGCAAGGACATAACAGTGTCCGTGAACGGCGGTTCTGACGAGGAGAACGTGTATGTTTTCGAGCTTATCCTCAAGGACGGGGCTTTAAAGCGTATCGTAGTCCCTTGTGCCTCTGTAACGGCTCTGGGCGAGATCAAGTATATAGACACTGACGCCGTGGGCTATAACATCACGCTGACTGCCGTCAACGACAGCAAGGGCAACTCACACTATGAGTACATTCACCTGAAATCTGAGTAACAGGAGGAAGATCATATGCTTAAAGGTATCACAAAAAGCGGCTTTGACTATGAGATAGAGGACAAGGTTCTTGACAACTGGGAGCTGCTTGAATCACTTGTGGCGATAGATGAGGGCGACACTGCCGCTGTTATCAAGGTGGCAAGACAGCTCCTTTCCAAGGCACAGCTCGACAGCCTGAAAGAGCATTGCAGAGATAAAGACACAGGAATAGTGTCAAGAAACAAGATGCTTGCAGAGATCGCCGACATACTGAAAGGCGAAGGCTCAGAGGGCGACAAAACAAAAAACGCCTGAGGGCTGTCTGCGGACTTGCCCATATGATATGCCGTGATGAGATGTCGCTTGCCTGCGATCTCGCAGAGGTCTATCACATATACGACTACAAAACGCTGCCGCTTTCCTCAGTGGCGGCGTTTTTTATGGGTCTGCGTCCCGACAGCCGATGCAAGATGCTGCTCTCCGGGGATAAGGTCACTCTTGACACGCTCCTTGCTGCAATGATATATGATAAGCTTGCATGGCTTCAATGGGCGAAAACCAAAGACGGGGCAAGAGGTGTGAACATACCCGAAACTGTTGTATCAAAGCTTTTAGGCGACAGTGAGAGCAAAACACGAGGATTTACAAGTATCGAAGAATTTGAAAAAGCAAGGCAAGATCTGATAGGAGGTGAAACGTAATGGCGGAAGGAACTAAGCTGGCAGACGCATATGTGCAGATAATACCTATCTCGGAGGGGATAACAAGCAAGATAAAGGAACTCTTTAAGAACCTGCCCGACGAGGGCGACAGTGCAGGCGAGAAAACAGGCGAAAGCTTTGCAACGAAACTCAAAAAGGCTATAGCGGCGGCAGGTGTGGGAGCGGCTATAAGCAAGGTCGTCACCTCTGCATTTACAGAGGGTGCGGCTCTTGAGCAGTCGCTTGGCGGTGTTGAAACGCTATTTAAAAAGCACGCTGATATTGTCAAGAAGAACGCACAAGATGCCTACAAGACCGCAGGAGTAAGTGCAAACGAGTATATGGAGAACGTCACAAGCTTTTCAGCAAGCTTGCTCACCTCTCTTGGCGGTGACACTCAAAAGGCGGCTGAGGTCGCTCACACTGCTATGGTGGATATGTCCGACAACGCCAACAAATTCGGCTCGGATATGCAGTCTATACAGAACGCTTACCAAGGTTTTGCAAAGCAGAACTACACTATGCTTGATAACCTCAAGCTGGGCTACGGCGGCACGAAGTCTGAAATGGAAAGGCTTTTGCAGGACGCTCAGAAGTTCAGCGGAGTTGAATACAACATTGATAACCTGAGCGACGTTTACAACGCTATCCACACAATTCAGCAAAACCTTGATATCACAGGCACAACAGCCAAAGAGGCAAGCACCACCTTTTCAGGCTCTTTCGCAAGTATGAAAGCAGCTGCAAAGAACTTTCTGGGCGTGCTTACCGCAGGGGGTGACGCCGACAAGGCTTTCAATGACCTGTTAGGCTCGGCAGACACTTTCTTTGAGAATGTGAAACGCCTTGCTAAAAGCTTTCTCTCACAGTCTGTGCAGGTGTTTGACACGGCAGTGGGTCAGCTTTTTGAGAAAATGGGCGTTGACGCAGAAAATATAGAGGGCGTTATAGAGGGTGTTCACAACGCCCTTAAATCCATAACAGCGGCAATTGTGACATTCATTGCGGTGTCAAAGGTGTCTGCGGTCACAAAGTCCTTTGAGGGGCTTACTCTGCAAATGATACAAGGCAAGGCTATGGCAACGGCCATGAATGCCGAAATGGCTATAACTCAAAATCTTGCGGCAGGTATCGCCGCAGGTGTCGCACTCATAGGCAGTGCGATCATAAATCATTTTGCCAATGAGATAGACGTCACAGAAAGCAGTATAGTGAATTTGTCCGAGAGCGTCAAACAGTTTTCGGACAAATGTCTTTCCACCAAGAGTGCTGTTGAAAGTCTTCACGAGGAGCTTGCCGACAGCACAGACAGTAATAAAAAGCAGGCTGACTCTTATCGTGCACTCAATGACAGGCTCAAAGAGCTGAATGAAACTGAAAATAAAAGTGCTGATGAAAAAGCCGAAATGCAATCTATCATAGATCAGCTCAACGGCGATATAGAGGGTCTTAATCTGACCATAGATGACCAGACAGGCGGCTTGAAAAACAACACAGCCGCAGTAAGCGATATGCTTGACGCTTATGCGGATATGCAGGATACAAAAGACTTGCAGGATAAGCTTGCGGAGGCTCTGAGAAACCAAGCGGCGGCTCAGAACGAGTATGATGAAGCACTTGAACGATACAAGCAGGCTAAGGCTGACGGCTTGACAGGTGATGATTTTGACGCACTTGCACTGTCACTCAACACCGCTCACGGTGCACTTACAACGGCAAACAATGACCTTTCCTCTGTAAGACAGTCCATAGAGGAAGCAAACACCGCTCAGAAAGAATTTGCCGACGCTTATGCTCTTACCACAGGCTCGATAGCAGAACTCTCGGAAGAAACGCTGTCGCAGATAAATGACATCTGTGGCAAGTATGCGGACGCATACAAAACCCAGCACGATCTCGTGTTCGGACAGATAGATCTTCTTGACGAGTTCTGTGGTAAGTCAAATGTGACCGCCGATCAGCTCATCGCAAATCTTGACGATAACATAAACGGCTTTACCGACTGGGAAAACAATCTTGCCAAGCTGAAGAAAAAGGTCGCAGACGGCATTATCTCACAGGACTTTTACAACAATCTTGAAGAAATGGGTCCAAAGGGTGCAGGCTACGCAAAGGCGTTTGTTGATATGTCAGATAAGGAACTCAAGAAATACTCTGCCAAGAGCAAGGGCATTTTTGACGAAATGAATGACTACGTTGACGGAAGTATGAGCAAAATGAAAGATTCTTCTGCAAAGCTCCTTGCAGACCTTGTTGACCTGCCGTCACAAAACTACTACAGTATGCGGACGGCGTATGAAGTACTAGGACAGTACGCCGCAGACGGCTACGCAGACGGCATACAGAGCAGAATGTCATTTGTAAGTGCCACAGTAAATGAAATGGTCACAAGGGGCATAAACGCCGCAAGACTTGCTCAGGATTCACATTCGCCGTCAAGAGTTTTCCGTACACTGGGCGGATATGTGGGCGAGGGCTATGCACTGGGCGTGGCTGACGAAACATATCTTGCGGTGCAGGCGTCTGAAAACATGGTAAGGTCTGCCATACAAAGTGCAAGCAAGGTAGATAACAGCATTGACGTTTCATCGCTGAGAGAGCAGACAGCGGCTCAGACTATGCCCGACACCTCAAACACAGCTATGAGATCGGCTATCCTTAACGCACTGGCAGAATACGCCTCGGTGGGCGACAAGAACAGCAGACAGCCTCTAAATGTGAACGTTATGATAGACAAGAGAGTTGTGGGTAAGGCGGCTGTGGAGGATATAAACTCTCAGACAAAGCTTAACGGCAAGTCACCGCTTATGTAAGGAGGTTTTCAAATGGCGTATCTTAAATTCGGCGATACTGAAATAGCTGTGCCGACAACGTTCACAATAGATAAGAAAAAAATAATGTCCGACAATGCAGGGCTTGCGTCTACCTGCCGATATGTGGGCGATGTAAAGGGCTTGCAGACCACGCTGCACATAGAGTGGGCAAACTTAAAGCCGCAGGAAGTGGCAGTTATAAACGAGTATGTTCTGAATATGCAGGACACTGACTTTCCTGTTACCTATCTTGACGAAACTTTCAACGAGGTCACAGCACGTTTTAGGGCAGAGGGTACAACATACGATCAGTGGGGTTGGGATAAGAAAAGACAGCTTTGCAAGGTGCTTTCCCTTGACCTTTACGCTTATTCCGCAGGTGAGGTGACATAAATGTACACAGTAAGCGACATTGTATCATCAAAGATAGAGAGCTATTGCAGAACGTGGAGAATGGAGCTTGAAAGCAGCGACAGCGTTATTTCGGGGGATAAGATCATATCTGCAAACAGCACCTCTCAAAGCACCTCGCTCTCCGATGATATAGAGCTTGGTGCAGTGTGTTCGCAGTCTTGGACGTTACAGATAAACGATGCTGAAGCACGTTTCCTCGGCAGCGAGTATGACCTGTCCCTGTACCTTGCAGACCTCACAGGCGTGACCACCTACTCCACCCTAGAAGCCTACACCTACGCTGAGCTTTCAAAGCTGACAGTAGAGCAAGTCAGCAAACTCGGCGAGATACTTGGCGGCGAAAGAATACCCCTTGGGCGTTTTACCTGCGTAAAGTCGAAAAAGTCTGGCGGAAATACTGAGGTTACTTTTGCAGATAGGTTGTATTTTTCGGACAAGACCTATGTGCCAAAGGTCAAGCTACCTGCGTGGTCAAAGGCTGTTGAAGACGATATCTGCAAGCAGCTTGGACTTCAAAACGGCAACGACTACACCATCCCTGCAAAGCTGCGTGCAAAGGGCGGAGCAAGGCTCTATGGCAAGGGGCATATACGCCTAAAGACCGCAAACTTCGACTTCAAAATAAGCTCTATACCCAAAGACACCACAATGCGGCAGATGCTCAGCTACATCGCCTCGGCACAAGGCGAGTTCGGCTTTGTTGACCGATACGGCAGATACGTCCGCAAATGGTACGGCTCGAGCGTGAAGATACTGGACAACAACACTATCGACCTGCCAACACTGGGAGAACGTCCGAATATCCTCGCAGGCATTGTCTGCAAGGTCAGCGACAGCGAAACTCTGCGGCTGGGCAATACCACAGGCACGGCAGGGCGTGTGCTGGAGTTTGAAAATCCATATATGACAATGTCGCTGCTGCGGTCATTGTGGTATAGGATAGGCGGCTTTTCGTGGTATACAACGGAGATTTTTCACCGCCTTGGCGACCCCCGATTTGACGTTGGTGACGTGATAACATACGTCAGCGAAAGCGGCGAAAGCTACGATATACCAATAACTAACATAGGATTCAATTTTGACGGCGGACTTTCAGCCGATATTTCTGCGGTGGGTCTGTCGGTGGAAGAACAGCTTTAGGAGGCGAGATAATGGACGAAAATGAGATAACAATTGTGGCTGATACGCAGGCGGAGAATACTGCCGATACAGCGGACACAGGTCAGACAACGCCCACCACCGAGGAGCTTATCCAGCAGCTCACGGCGAGGGTGGCAGCTCTTGAAGAAATAGTCGGCGAGGAGGAGTATGAGCTGCGGTACTCGGGCGAACAGACGGACGAGCTTTTAGACGGCGGTACAGCGGTGTTTCGTGCAAAGACAGCGGCGCAGATAGTAAGCCTTGTGAACAGGCTCTACCCACTGTATATGCGGTGGGGGTCTTTCACGGTGAATATGAAGGTCAACGCCGACAACGGTTCCCAGTGGTCATACAATACACGCACAGGAATGATACCCTCGGGGGTCACTAACCCTGCGGTGTTTATGGTGTGCGACTGGGGCAAAAAGCACTTCAAGTCGCAGAGTTTTCAATACAAAGTCGCAAGCAACGGCAGGGACATCGACTGGGAGGCATACCTTGAACACACCTCAGACCAAGGCGGCACATACGCTTTCAAGGTGTACTATCTCATAGTTGGCAAAAATGCGGAAGGGGGAAGTATAGTTGGCTAGTTTCACGGAAAATCTCGGACTTAAAAAGCCCGACAGGTCGGACAGGTTCAGCATCGAGGACTTCAACGGCAATATGGATATTATCGACACTATACCCGATATGGCGAGCGGACAGAGCCTTGTGGGTGTGTCAGTGGGAGAAGCATACGGAAACATAGGTATAACAGGCATAGCGGAGGCGGTCGAAGATGAAAATATATGAGGGAACAGACGGACTGAGAGGGCTGATAACAAAGCTTATCGAGGTGTGGAATTTCAAGAAGATAACGTATGACGGTGAGGGTTCAACAATAAGCACGAATAATGTTGTATTCCATTTGTGGGTAACTGATGAAGTGTTTCTGTCTGGTCAGTTCAGCGACACAGAGGAACACGGCTGGCTTGACCTCGATGCACAAACAAATAATCTAGTATGTCCTTGTGTAGTTATTTACACGTATCCAGATAAAAGACGTTGGGTAATTTACAAACAAAATGACCTAATTGCTTTTGGTATCCAAAGCAATCAGAACGAAAGACCTCCGATATTTACCGTTATCGGTGAGGTAACGGACTATGAAACGCAGGAAAAGAGTTATGGTTTGGCAACAAGTTATGCAAATAACAATTCAAACCAGTACTCCGTGTTTACTGACGGAACAGCAATAAGGTCAATGCCTTACAGACCAATGTGCAGACGAAAGGCAATTACTTCTCTTGCACCTGTGACGTCGTCAACGCTGAACAAGGGTTTTACAAACCTTTATCATGTTCTTTCACACACATCGGGTCTAGAAGATGATCAAACTTATCCTGACTACACAGTGCCCACGCAAACAGTGCTGCTTAACGGCAAGAAATATCTGTTAAGCAGATTTGCATTTGAGATAAAGGAGTAAGCAAGATATGAAACAGAAATTTGCAAAGCTTATAGACGTCAAGTCTATCGTGACGATACTGCTGACGGCAGTGTTCTGCGTGCTGGCACTTCGCCACACGATTTCAGCAGAGCAGTTCATCACGGTGTTTACTGTGGTGATATCGTTCTATTTCGGCACGCAGTCAGCCAAAAGAAAGTCAGGTGATGACGAGTGACGGAAGCAATTATCGTTGCACTGATAACAGCTGCTTCGGCGGTAGTGTGTCAGCTTGTCATAGCATCTAGCAGCCGTAAGACTATGCAACAGGCGCAGTACGACAGCCAAAAGCTGATAGAGTACAAGATAGACAAGCTGTCTGAGCGTGTGGACAAGCACAACAGTGTTATTGCTCGCACCTATAAGCTGGAACAGGATTATGCGGTGGTCGCTGAACAGATAAAGGTCGCAAACCACCGCATTGAAGATTTAGAAAGGAAGTAATTTTATGGCAAAGACATTTAAGGGCATTGATATTTCATACTGTCAGGGAAATATTGATTTTGCAAAGCTCAAGGGCAAGGTAGACTATGTTATCATGCAGATAGGCTACGGAAAGTACACAAGTCAGGTGGACGAGTTCTTCGAGAGAAACTATGCTCAGTGCAAGAAGTACGGCATACCTTGCGGTGGATACTGGTTTAGCTACGCCACAACTGCCGCTGAGGCAAAGGCAGAGGCAGTAGCTTGCCTGTCCGTAATAAAGGGCAAGACTTTTGAGTACCCTATCTACTTCGACGTTGAGGGCAAGTCGCTTGTGGGCAGAACAGCGGTATCTGCAATGTGCAAGGCGTTCTGTAACGCTCTTGAAGCGGCAGGCTACTGGGCAGGTATCTACATAAGCAGAAGTCCTGCTCAGACCATGCTTGAAGCTTCTGTCGCCAAGAGGTATGCACTCTGGCTTGCAGAGTATGGTTCACGTTGCAACTACGGCGGAACATATGGTATGTGGCAGTACAGTTCTACAGGCAGAGTCAGTGGTATCAGCGGCAATGTTGATATGGATATCTGCTATGTGGACTATCCTGCGAAGATCAAGGCGGCAGGGCTGAACGGCTTTAAGAAGCATGCTGTCAGACCGACTAGCAAGCCGTCTGCAAGCTCCACCAAGAAGACAGTGACTTATACTGTGAAGCGTGGCGATACGCTCTCAGGCATCGCACGGCGTTACAAGACCACTGTTGCGAAGCTTGTCAAGGATAATGGCATCAAGAACGCTAATCTCATTTATGTGGGGCAGAAGATAAAAATCAAGTAG